GTTGGATTCCACATCTCTCAATTGATTCATCCCAACATTACTAGGGAAGAAATTGAGAGAAAGCGCATAGAAAGCCCAATGAGCGTCTTCAAGAATGAAGTTCTTGGAGAATTTTATTCTGGTGGCTCTAATCCTCTTAATCCCGCTGACGTTATTCAAAGATGTTGCGAACCATATAGCGATATTCAATTTATGTCCCAGGTTATTCCTCCAAATGAAACATTCATGGGAATTGACTGGGGAGCAAGAAGCGAAGCAAATGAAAAGGGTGCTAACACAGTTGTAACTATTCTATCAAAAGATAGAAATGGCTACAAGGTAGAATTTACCACAAGGGTTATGCACGCCGACTACATAAAACAGGTAAATTACATAAAAGATTTGATAAGATTGTATAACAGCGTATCGGTTGTTGCTGACATTGGAGCTGGTCAAATACAATGTCAATTGTTGCAACAGGAATACGGAGATAGGGTAAAATCATGTTATTATGCCTATAATTTAAAGATGAAACTAGATTATAAGCCAGATGTTTGGATGCTTACCGTAGATAGAGATGCATTTATTGAAGAAATTATTGATATAATAAACAGAGGACAATTCCAGATTCCATGGAAAAATGCAAGTGAGTTAGATTGGTTTATTGAGCAGATTTGTAACACTCAAATAGATCTAACAATGAGAAGCGGAAACACAAGAAGAAGATACGAAAAGATTACAAAGTCAAAGCCAAACGACGCCCTTCATAGTTTAAACTACGCCTACATCGCATCTGTAGTTCATTTGGGAGAGGGCGGTATAGGAAGAGATCAGTTCTCTAGAATGCACCAACAAGATGTTCCGATGTCTTCCAATGCTAGATTTTCTGGAAAGCCAAATAGTGAATTACAAAGAATCTTTAGGAATTTAACTTCCGCGCAGTCGCACCCACGGAGTAGAAACAGATGAACAAGAATAATGACAGTTGGATAAACGAATTCATAGAATCATTTGCTTCGTCAGAGCAGGTAATGTCGCTTCGTGATCCGCGTGATATTGTCAATGATTATCAAAGCGGACTCAATAGAAGTGAACAGGATAAGATTAATCAATCTAACAATAATCCTGAAAATGCCTCGCCAAATGCCTACAAGACAAATGGGCAAGACTCAAGAAGCGGCGATAAGTATGACATAGAAGTTAAGCGCGAAGAAAGAAAAAGAACAAGAGAAGAAAAGCAAATGGATAGAGAACTTACAGTTACTTTTACCAATTTGAACAATAAAGATAGAATGATTCATGCCTCCATAGCAAACTTGTGTGGTGGAAGATATGCCTCTCTTAATAATGAGAGTCTAGACAAGGTAGCCAATATCCTTGCGTCTGAAATTGATAACATTCTAAACTATGTTGATGTTTCAATAGCAAATTATTCAGAACTCATTGACCCAAAATATGCAATCAAGTTAGCAAAAACAGTCTCTACCGGCAACAAAATATCATATTTTGACTATGAGAAAATTGCATCTAAATTAAACGCTCAGGGACTTGATGCATTCCACGAATCCCTAGACCATAATGGCATAAAGGTTTTCTATCCAATATCTTCTCTTAAAATAGAAAAAGAGGCAAAGTATTGCATTGATTACATCAAGGATTTTAAAGAATACAAGACAAAGGATTTAAGTGGACTAAAAGTAAGGGTGGCATCGGTTCTTGAAGTAACAGAGGGAGAGGTAAGGGCAATGGTTCTTGAGTCCTTAAAGCAAGACGAAATACTCAAGAACATTTTATAAGGTGAGGAAAGATGCTTAAAAAATCTGTATTATCAAATCAAGGCGGACTAATCCGTAACGCTGAAAAGAAGATTACTGGCGATACTGGAGTTGGTTTAAGGGGAAAACTTGTAAAGACGGCTGCTACTGAGGTAGTTGATAGAATGGCTCCCAGGCCATTCTCGCCGTTTTACGAAGAAACCAATCTTAACCTACCTAGAAATCGACCAGAAATCAATGCATGGTGCAGACACTATTACAATACTGATCCATGGGTTGGTAATGCTATAGATCTTCATTCAACTTATCCGCTGTCTTCTTTTGGCGTAAAGTGTAAATCATTAGAGATAACAAAATTCTTTAATGAAATGCTTGATGATTTAAACTTTGGATCAATGATATATGAAATTGCAAGAGAATATTTCATCCTTGGTGAAGTATTCCCGATGATGGAGTTGGATGAAGTTGAGGGTAAGTGGTCAAAAATTATCATTCAAAATCCAGATTACGTTGAGGTCTCTAAGCATAATCTTACAGACCCTATGATATCGATTCTTCCCGATGCCGAACTTCAAAAGATGTTGACTTCCACGAATCCAGATCATATAAGAATCCGCGAACAACTAAAAGAAAAAGCTCCTGAATTTCTGCAATATGTTTTTGCTGGAAAGCCTTATCCAGTTCCGCCAACGAATATAGCACATATTGCAAGAAAGACCTCCCCATACGATGTGCGCGGAACATCGATTCTAACTAGAGTCTTCAAAGACTTGATGTATAGAGACATCATTCGTGAGGCTCAATTCACGATTGCGCAGAACCACATAACTCCTCTTAGATTGGTAAAAGTTGGAAATACTGATGGTTCCTATCGTCCAAACGCAGAAGACTTAGTTGCGTTTAGACAACTTCTTGAGGAAGCCACTTACGATCCAAACTTCACCATTGTTACGCATACTGGAGTTGAAATACAATACATTGGAGCATCTGGAGCAATTCTTCAAGTCGATTCTGAAATGGAAAGAATCGAGGATAGAGTTCTTACTGGACTATTCTTGAGCAAAGCCTTCACGCACTCTGAAGGTCCAACCTACAACAACGCAACGGTAGCTCTTGAGGTCCTACAACAACGTTATGTATCTTTTAGAAATATCATTGAACGTTGGTTGGAGAGAAAGATTTTTGCTCCAATTGCAAGACTTAATGATTTCTATGAATATGATAATGGAGTAAAGAAACTTATTATTCCAAAAGTTGACTGGCAGAAGATTAATCTCAAAAACAATAGAGAGTATCAGGGCGCTCTTGAGGGTCTTGCTAGAGACAATAAAGTTTCAATGCACTCCCTTTATTCTGCCCTTGATCTTAATTACGAAGAAGAAACAACTTGGATTAAGAAAGAAATTGAAGACCAGAAAGAGATTGCATACAAGATACAGACCCCATATCAGGGCAAGGAAAATATTAACGTTTCATCTATGGGGGCTGAGGAATTTGAAGGTAAACCTGAGGGTGAAACCGAACCTGGTCAAGGTATGAACCTTGATGAAACCGCTGGTGGTGGCGGAGGCGGCGGAGGACTCGACCTTGGCGGTGGCGGTGAAGCAGGTGGAGGAGGATTAGATTTAGGCGGCGGTGGTGAATCTGGTGGCGGTGAGGCAGGCGGAGGATTAGACCTTGGCGGTCCTGGAGGCGGTGCTGCTCCAGCCCCACCAGCTCCACCAGCATAAAAAGAATGAAAAAGATAAATCTGCTAAAATATGAAAGAAGGCTAATAAAATGATAAGTTTTAGAACCATTAAAAGTTATATGGGTCAACAAATTTATCATGAGGATTCCCCTTATCCTATTTTGGACCAGGTTCCAGAAAATGCTGAGCCCGAAAGATATGGAGATGGGTCAGAAGAGCCATGGGTTTGCCCTAAATGTGTAACAATTGAGATGAAATTGGAAAAGAATTATTATGTTTGTCCCCAATGTAATTCTAGATATTCTATGAGAAAAAAGAAAGATAAAGGATGGTCTTCATATGCCGAGCAACCAGGGCTTCTAGATTGGCAACAGGGCTCTAATTCGAACCCCGTAAATGCAACACCTTATCATACTGAGATACCTGATAGTAGTAATTTTTCAAATATGTTGGGTAAATAAATTTTATAAAAAATTAATAAATAGAGGCATATTATGTCATTCGTAAAAGTAGGAATTCAGAACCTAAACAATCAGGTTATTGAGGTTTTTGAGGGTGGCAAAAAAAATGCTCCCCGCTGCAAAGACTGTGGATTGCCAGTTGAAGTTGGCAGTTCTGAAAATGGTGTTGTAAGATGCCCGGACGGACACGAGAATAAGCTTCAGGATTTGGAGCCAAGATGAATAACTCAGAAAAAGAATTAATGGATGAATTCGTCAGAATCGTTCGCGCTGCGGGCGAAGACGAAAACGCCAAAATAGAAGAAGCCTTAAAAGGCGCAGGAGCCCCCGAAGGAGACGCTGGCGCAGACAATCCTTTTGAAAAAAAGGAAGACCCAGAAGATGTTGGCGCCATTCCTCCGATTGATGAACCTCCTATGGAGACTCCCGAAGAAGAAGCTTTCAAGGAATTAATTCCTTGGGATAAATTCGTCATTATCTTCGACCCTCATTATGCAAAAAAGATGGAAGAAGAGAATCAACTTTCAAAAATAAAAGCCAAGGCTAAGAGTTATTATTTGTATTATCCAGATGAGAATCAAAGAATAGAGGGAATTGTAAATAAGAGATATGTTGGAGGTTATGACACCAAGGAGAACTTGGGCGAAGATCTTGAATTTTTAAAGACTCTTTCCGATGCTGGATTCCCTCCAGATTGGTCAGACAAAATCCTTAAAGATATTGATGTTGCCCCAACTGTAGAAGATGAGGAAATTAAGGAAGAAGTTAAACCAGATGAACAAGATATTGAAGAGAAAAAAGAAGAGCCATTAGAAGTTGAAGAAAAAGAAGAGGCTCCTAAGAAGCCAGAAGAAGCATTGAAGCCAAAGGCTCCTGAGCCAAACATTCCAGAGCCAGTTGGAGAAGTTAACACCAATGATTTAAAGGCTGCAAGACTTGCAGAAAAGGCAATGAGAAGATTTTCAAGGCTAGCACATCTAAGGAAGATTTAATGCCAATAATTTATGGCAATTTGAAAAAACTAAAAACGGCATCGTCCATTACTCTGAACAAAAGCGTTGAGATAACATTTAATGGCGCAAAATATGTAACGGAAGAACCAGAAATTGAATATAGAGGTAAGTCATTTGGCAGATATAGACCAGCAACTCTTGAGGAACCAGCTGAATTTCCTGAAATTGAATTTGATGTAAAATCAGCAGAAGCAGTAAATGGATGGTATCGGTTATTAGATGATGGAGATGCAGAAGATGTTACGGATGAAATTTTAATATCTCATTTAAATGCAGAACTAAGTTCTAAAGCCGAAGATTTGCTTGAAGAATCCGATTACGATAAGATGTCTAGAGATTTTGAAAGCGATCGTCATTAACCAGACCACGAACAAGATTACGATAATTCCTAAAAAGAGGGACTAAACCATGTCATTCCTTAAATTTGCCTTCTCAGACAATGCCATTGTTGATTCTTTTTCTGATGAAAATCAGATAAAACTGAATCCCAATAGTGAAGATTCAAAATTAGCTAGCGAGCAGTTCAAAAAGACTGTAGTTGCAGCTAAGAGGGCTTTAAAGAAATCAGCCGACTTTCTTTATGTTAGAACAAGGGCTATTGGATCCCTAGAAAAATGGGGACCAAATATGAATGGGGATGGATTCCCTATGAGAGAGTTAGAATCTTCTTATCAAACGTTTGTTGGAAAAGGAAACTTTCTAGACCACAAATCTGATGATATTAGAATGATTCGTGGACTTGTTATTGATGCCTACTTAAATAGAGCAGACCATTGTGTAGAATGTCTCATTGCAGTTGATAGAAAATCTCATCCTCAATTGGCACGCGACATTGAGACTGGTGTGGTAAATTCTGTTTCAATGGGAACCCGTGTCGGATTCTCTAATTGCTCAGTTTGTAACAATGAAGCAAGAACAGAAAAAGATTATTGTCCGCATATTGCAAGTTATAAGGGCATGAAGATAGGAATGTTGACCAATAACGATCGTCATAAGATGGGACAGTGGCCAGTTCATGAGGTCAATCATGATTTGGAGTTTATAGAACTTTCTTGGGTTTCAGTTCCAGCATTCCGCGAAGCAAATGTTCTTGAAAAGGTTGCTTCTCTTAAGACTGCGATTGAGTCTCATCATGAGGATTCAAAGGACTTAACACAAGATGAAAAAGATATCCTTACATTCGCATCTTCAAATCTTTCAGTCCCAGAAAGCCTTAAGGACATCAACGCCACGGCTCAATGCAAAGATAGTGAATGTGAATTTGATGCAAGAAAGTCAAACAAACAAAAACTCCAAAAAGAGGCAGAAATGGAAAAGAGCGCAGTAGAAATGAGAAGAATAAAAATAGTCACTGAGGAGATTAAACTACGCAAGACCTCACATGACTTTGGAGCCAAAGGAAAAGTTGTTATTGAAAATAAAGACTATCCTTGGTGGGCTTCCTCATCCGACAAACAAAGTTGGAGTGTCTTTATTGACGAAGACCTATGCGAAGTTTTCTCGGCAAAGGGTCAGGGTCAAATAATAAAGGCTATCGAGGAAATGATTATCAAGAATATTGATAACACTGATTTGGTAGTTGCAAGTGATGGCGGAATTTTTGTAAAGAAAGCATGGCCATTAAGTGGAGAAAAAGATCCTCTACTTAAAGTTCAAGTAAAAGAAGTTATTAAAAAAGAACACTGGGCTGATGAGGATGGAATTTATCCTAAAGATAAAGATCCCCGTGAAGAAGAGGTAGAAACATTTAATGAAACCGCCGCTGAAGGTCCATCTGGTCCAAACGGAAAGCCTCTTAAGAAACAAGATGAAACTCTTAATCACAAAGAAAAAGAATATAAAGAAGAAATAAAAAGAGCATTTTTGAGTTATTTAAAGACAAAAAAGGGTTAAATAATTTTTTCTAAAAAGCGTAAAAATTTTATAATATTTTAATATATTGTGAAGGCATAACCAAGGGGATTCTGTCTCCTAATAAATTAATTTATAATTCATCCAATTAAAGGAGAAAAACGATGGCTAAGATAAATAAGGCGTGGTTTCAGGGCCAACAAGAAGAGTCTCACGAAGGTAAAATAACTTCGAACAACCCAGAGAAGTTGGGTTTTGGAGGCAAAGAGGGCATTGAGTATGATCGCAAGCCCATGGAAACTACTGCTCCTGGTGGACAAGATTCTCGTCCGTTTGAAATCAAGAAGTTCGAAGGCGAAGCCAACAAGACCAAGCAAGTTATGGGTCCAAAGGGTTCTGAATTCGAAATGAAGAAGCACTGGCAGCGTATTCCTGAAGACGAGAAGATTGCCAATGCCTCAATCAAACTCGGACTCAAGAAGAACGCCTCAAATCCAGTTAAGTCAACCTGGACTATGTATGCTGATGGTCAACCAGTCTTGACCGCAGACATGGCTGATATTTGGGGACCGAAATTGAAGGGCGCAGATGCCAAGAAAATCTTGGAATATGGTCATTCAAAGGAATATGGACAGAAGGTTCTAGCCAAGTTGAAGAGCGATGGATTCGCCGTTGTTTCCTATCTCATGACTGGCGATGAAACCCTTGTCAAGAAGGCAATGGAACTTAACAAGTCTCTAGTTAAGAAGGCTGACTTGAACGAAGCACCAGTTGAAGAAGAGTTGGAATCTCTAGAAGCAACTCCAGAAGAGGATTCAGCACTAGATGCAGAAATTGATAATCTTGGTGCAGAGACCGAAGCTGGTCTTGGAATCGTAGAGCAAAAGTTGGAAGAATTAGAAGAATGGCAAACCAAGATAGTTGAGAAGACTGCCCCAGCTGAAACTGTCAAGGTATTCTTGATGTTGCAAGAGGCTGAGAAGGGTCTTCTTGATGCACAAAAGGAAGGCAAAGAAGTTTCAGCCAAGTTGAAGGAAGGCAAGAAACTTACTGCCGCTGGAAAGATAAAGCTAATCAAGATTGCCGTAGAAGCACAAGAAGCAATGGTTGAAGACGCAGTCGCCGCCGATGACGCAATCGAAGCCGCAGAAACCTCAATCGACACCCTAGTTGAAAAGGCTGATGAAGCCATTGAAGCTGCAAAGGGAATCGTTGAAGGCGGAGAAGCAGCCGTCGAAGGCGGAGAGCCAGAGAATCTTGAGGGCGCTATTGAAATCAGCGAAGAGCCAGTAGAAGAGGCAGTTGAAGCTTCCTTCGTAGGCAAGTTCCTCAAGGCACAGGCTGATCGTCGCACCAAACTAGCTTCAGAAGAATACGGCGTAGTTCCTGCTGGTTCTGAAAAAGATGCAGAAGGACTAGTCGAGAAGGCTCATCCTGGCAAGTATGAAGTTCCTGATGTATCAGTCGGAGGAAAGCCAGCCGATGATGGAGCCGAAGTTGAAGACCAGGTCGAACAAGCAGTTAAGATTGAAAAAGTAGTAAACAAGATGCCTACTGGGGAACTTTCCTCAAAGGGTGCGGGCAAGGGAACTACCAAGACCGCAGACAGCAAGTCAGAGGAATACTGGAAGAATTACTATGCTCAAGCAAACGCCAAGGAATTTGGCACCGACATGAACAAGGATATTGATGGTGGAAACAAGATTGTTGCCTCAATGGACGAGTTCAAGGGAAGAGTCAAGAGAGCATACGAACTAGTAGAGACCGCAGTTGAGCGCGGATTCTGCAAGGCTACAAAAGAAGCCAAGGCTGAATTGGTTGAGCAAGTTCTCAACTTCGATGACAAGGCTTTCATGTCCTACAAGAAGGCAGTTGAATCTGCTCCAGTAATGAAGAAGTCAGCATCAACCGAAGAACTCGTCAAGACCGCTTCCTTCAAGGCTGTCCAAGTTGGACAAAAGGAAAACGGAATCTCAGCAGTTGAAAACGACGGGGAATTCATCAGCAAGTTGGCTAACCTAGACTGGAAGTAACTTCACAGAATTGAGCCCTTCTCGAAAGGGAAGGGCTTCTATAAAACATACGTTCCCATGCGGAACAAACTAAATATGTAAGGGGGTGAAAAAATGGCATTTAAACTGCTTTACACCAATTTGGCAGGTCCACAAGGCGACTTCCTAGTTGATCCAACCTTGACTTTCGAGCAAGGTCAGATCGGTTTCTTAACTGGAACCTCAACTGGAACCCCAACTGGTCTTCCAATGGTCGAAGTAGCCAACAGCGGAATTTCTAACACTATTCTCGGTATCATCGACGATAATAAGACTACGCAATTCCTCGCTGCTGTGTGGAATGAGACTATCACTTCTGGTCAAACCACGTTGGCTCACGCTAACGTTGTTTCTGGAACGTTCATTCCTAACGCCGCATTGTGCTATATTACCGATCACACCAATGGTACTATAACCAATACCGGCGCTGCAACTTCCGTAAACTACAGTTACATTATCCCAGGTAAAGCTGGCGATGATACAACTTTGGCTTCCGGCAAGTGCACACTATGGCTACAGTCTGGTGAATATGCAACGGACGTTTACGAGACAATGAACCAACAGGGTGCAGGAACAGCTACAGTTTACGCTGTCGGCGCCAAGTTGTATGTCTCCAAGAACGGTAAATTGACTCCAGAAGTTGGACTCACCGTAGTTGGATATGTAACCAAGGCCCCAAGTGCAGGAAATCCTTTCCTGAACTTCTATAAGGTATAATAACCTTAAACCATCATTAGATGAGGTTGGCTGAGACATGCCTAATTCTTTAAACTCTGGGAAACCAGAAAGGTCAGTTATCGTTTTCAACGGCAACATGACCCAGCTAAAACCGCTAACCCCGGCGAAGGCACGTATTCTTATCGAACAAAAAAAGGCGAAGGTGTATTGCACCTCGCCATTCTGCATCCGACTTAACTACGTTAAGAAAATTGGATCAGAAAATAAATCAAAGGAGTAACACTCAAATGGCAGAAATGTTCTCTACAAAGGGTGAACTCAACGCCTTTGGTAAGAAAGAAGCCTTGGACAGACTAGTTTCGTATGCCCAAGCTCTTGCTACCGGAGTTGAGCCAAACCAACCAGGTTCTTCACCTGTAAGCGACGCTGAGAAGGAAGCCCTGTTGTTCAAGGCTCTTTCAAGCGAGCGCGGCAAATTGGCTCTTGCTCAGGCAATGGCTAACCCAATCCGTAAGAACCTCGACTATCAGGGTGTAGGCCGTAAGGCTCTACGCGTTGATCCTCTCCCACAAGGAGCATTGGCTGTTTACGATAAGGACATCGACGTTTCCGCTATCGTCGTATCCTCAAACGGAGCAGTTCAAGAATCACGTATTAAGGGCGATCGTCTTTCAGTTCCCGAATTCGAAATCGTTGCTAACCCAACGGTTCGTATCCGTGAAGTCAAGACCCGCCGTTTCAACGTGATTGACCGTGCGCAGCAACGCGCCCGTCAGGAAATCCAAGCTCAAGAAGACGCAAACATCTTCGCAGCTTTGGACTATGCCTCAACTCTTGAGAATGCCGCTGTTACTGGAACCGCAGTAACCGGAACCTCACTTGAGAAGGCAAAATTGGCTGAGCTTTACAGCCAAGTAGACCAATGGGACAACGTAACCGCAAGGCTCTTTATGAACATCAAGACCTTTGCTGGTTTCCGTACCATTTCCTACACCGACTTCGACCCAGTCACCGTCCGTGAAGTTCTCCAAACTGGACTTTTCGGCCGCTTGTGGACTGCTGATATCATCGTATCGAAGATTGTTCCTTCGAAGACCGTTTACGCTTGCGCAGACGCAGACTTCGTTGGTCCAATGCCAATACGTCAAGATATCGAAGTCATGCCAGCCGACGAGCCAAAGCAATTGAAACTCGGATGGGTTGTCAGCGAAATCATTGGTATCTCCATCGCCAATGCTCGCGGCGTAGCCAAGTACACCTTGGTCTAAACCCCAAGCTGCTACTAATAAAGAACCCCAGGAGAGAAATCTCTTGGGGTTTTTTATTTTTATCCTTTAAAATGTGCTATATTTTGTTGTCTAATACCTCATAAATTTTATAAAAAAATAATATAATAAGATGGAAAGACTAAAGAATAGATTACTTACTCTATTATTTTTAATAACAGAGTCTATTATAACTTTTATAATAGGTCTCATCATCATTTGCGGATTTATTGCACTTGTTGTAATTGGATTTTTATTCTTTAATAAGTAAGAGGGGTATCATGTCTTCCGAAGAAGAGATAAAACAAATCATAAGTAGAAAAAGAGTAACTGGGGCTGCTGGTGAAATTTCTTCATCTCCATCATATGCCGACAAAGAAGATTATATAAAACAGAGATATGCGGCTCAAAATGTAAAGTTCCAAAATGGACAAGTTGTTATAAATCCTGGATCAATAGCAAGCAAAAGATATACTGGAAATGTTAGAGGTGCAAATACTGGTGTTAAGGTTTTCATGACAAAGGAATTCAAGGAGAAACCAAAAGATGGCGAAGGGGAAGTTTCAAAGGGTAGTTGATGGGACGATAGAGGCGCAAGAGGGAGAAGATTTTTTTGTCGCCATAGTTGATGGTGTGCCTAAAAAAATAGCTCTCAATCAATCTAGTTTAGAAGAACAAGTTGATTACATAAAAGAACAAATTGCAGAAAAAGAAGAAGCAATTAAAAATATAAAATTCAGGAAAGATAGGGAAGCGGAAAGAGAAAAGATAGAGGAGATGAGTGAGTCACTGAAAGTATTAGAAGAGAGAATTGTCAATGATGCGATAGGAGAAATAAAGGCAGAAACTTGGCCTAGCGAAGAGGAATAAATGTCATCAGAAGACAAGAACGACATCATGTCTCCTGCCTTTCTTCTGAATACTTTAGTTTCGTTAAATACGGCTCTAACAAGTATTGAGAAGGAGGTTTCACAGAAGTCAGATACTCTATATGAATTATCTGGAAATCTTCGTATTGTCGCTGAGGCACTAAAGTCCATGAAAGAAGGTATTGAAAAGGGAAACATAAACATTTCAGAAGTCAAGGATGTAATAAAAGATGTTGATGCATCAATGGGTAAACACGATGTTTATGTAGCAACAAAGCTAGATGGGTTCTCTAGAGACATCTCTGAAGTAAAATCCTCCTTGATTAAGGCAAACGCTGAGTTGATGGAGATTAAGTCAAAGTTGTCTCTGATATATTTGCAAGGAAGGGAAAGGGAAACAGTTGAGATTAGAAAGGGTGTAGAAGCAGCGGAAGAACAAGAAGAGAAAAAAGAAAAGAAGCAAGGCTGGTTTAAAAATGTAATCACCTTTTTAGGTGCTCTTTCGGGTTTAAAAAATGTAAATGTGTTATTGATAATAATCCTGTTTGTTGTTCTGATTCTTTCTGGTCTATTGTTCAATAAACAGTTTGTCGATGTTATCATAAGTATAATAAAAGCATTTACATAAAACTCGGAGGGCGGAAATGGTGCCTAAAATGCAGCAAGTCGAGGCGGCTGGTATTGTCGAATCAATAAGGAAAGTCGGAGAAAGACTTGATGTCCTTAAAGAAAAAGACACAAAGATAATCCAGCAGTTGCGCGATAACAAAACCATTCTTCAAGACACTTTTGGGGATGCGTTTGATATAAAAGCATAAGATAGAAAGGCGACACTATGAACAACTCCTTAATCGCTCTACTATATTTGATTATAGCAGTCCTATTCAGTGTAAACTTAGGAGTTCTTTTCCAAAAGTTAAGAGAGGGTTCTAAGAAGGTAAATCTATATAGCCTTCTAGCAACCTCATCATTGATACTAAACTTCATTTCTTTAGCTTATTATTTCGAATATGACAACTCAAATATGGTAATTATTTCTCAAACCTACATAATTGCCTGTATTGTAATTATTAAGTTTCTAAGAAAATCAGATTCAAAATAAGAGGCTTAAATGGATTTAATACGCGGACAAAACATCACCTTCTTTGCTAACTTCGTTGATAGCAATGGGATGCCTATATATGCTGGAATTTCTGGCGTAACCATTGATGTGTCTCACTACTACAACGCCATAAAGCAATATGATATTGTAACAGGAACCATGTTTCAGGATTCTGGTTCCCATAACATGTATTATTATCCATATCAAATTCCTCTAGTTGCAGCAGAAACAACATACAATGTGGTCTATAACTGTATGTTTAGTGGATCTCCCGTTCAAAGCAGTGAGGTTTTCACTGTTGTTCCGTTAGCAAGTGGCGGAGGCTCGGCACCAGGAACCATTGTTGTTTCTGGAACTGTTGTTACTCCTTCTGGCTCTGGAATCTACCAAGCCAATGTTTCAACATATCTCGGCGGTTCTATAACGGCATCTTCGCTTACGGATGCTAATGGAAATTATACAGTATATCTAAACCCTGGAGCATATGTATTCAGCGCTAGCAAGAGTGGATATTTCAACAACCAGGTCCTATTTAATATACCGACAGGAACAAATTACTATAATGTTCCAAGTATATCCATGGTTGATATATCAACATACAACATGGGTCAGGTTATATATACTAGCAATGTTGGAATCAATGTTGGAAGCCTTACGATTTCAGATACATACCAATGGGTTGATAAGAATACTCAAAACACCATGCCTCTCCCGGACCTTAAGGTTTCCTTGTTTAGCATTGACCAAATAGCTGGCGGTAGCCCAATTGCCTCCACATTTACCGATGCCAGCGGAACATTTATACTTGGAGCAAATCCAGGATTCTATATCCTAGAAGTCAAAGGTAATGGTCCTAGCAACGATGTTTACTTGGTAACATACAATATTGAAGTAAGCAACGCCTATGCTCAGCATTCCCCAGCAAACTTCAGATACTTGGATACAAGTAAGTATAATTACTTGGTGTAAGGGGTTCATTTTCAGAGGGTGATATGTTAGGGAAATATACAAAAGGCATGAACGTAAAAATCCCAGCAAGGTTTCAGGATAACAATAAAAACTTTGTTGACGTTGACAATGTCGTTGTTACGATAGAATACTTTGATAGAGATAGAAATGAAGTAATAAGAGTTGTTGAGGGCTCACCAATGAACAAGGTGAGCATGGGAAACTACTTCTATGACTTCTGCGTTCCGCCACACGTATCTTTTGGTAATTATGTGGCAAAAATATCTGCAAAGCAGGCTGGAAGTAAAAGTATTGTTCTAGAGGGATTTACCAACTTCGAAGTTGTCCCAGAGATTATAAAAGAAGCAATGGTTGAAGCCCAAGAACAAGAATTGAAAAAACCTGCCGCCGATGATAGATTTGCCCTGATACCAAAGTCTCAAATAGCAGCCCCAAATCCATTTAGCAAAACAGAAATAGAAGATGTGGTTGTTGATGTCTACAACAATCCAGTTCCAGGCGTCCATGTGCATGCATATATAAAAAAGGATTTTACTCCCAAGTCAATTGACAATGTTAAGGTCGGATCAGCAATGACTGATAAAAATGGAACTTGGAAAATGCAAATTCTACCTGGCGAATACATCTTTGTTTACAAGGGAATCACCTTCAAAGAACTCAGAGAAATAAGGAGGATTTAAAATGGAAGAGCAAATAAAGGAACTAGAGAAAATCTATACAGAGGTTATGGAGGAGATGCAGAAGAAAAAAGGAGCCATTAGTAAACCATTTGCAAAAAGTATTATTAAAAAAGTAGTCCTTATTATAACTCAAATTGCCGAAAGCGTAGACGATAAGTCCGCTGAAAAGGCTGCAAGCATTTATGATGATAATATAAATCTTATGAAATTATTGGGCACAATGTCTGGGGTAGGAGTTGAGAATAAAGACTTTGACACTCTGAAGCAGGCAAAGGAAAAAATAATAAGCAAGATGGGTAAGTCGCTAGAATCTCCAAAAAAATCCTCAAAATCCCCTAAGGAAGTTATTGATCAAGTTCTAAACTCATTCAAGACTTTCTTTAATGACATTGAAAATGCAATAGAAGAAGCGAGCAAGTCTCCTCAGAAAAAAACCATCGAGAATTGCATTGATATGTTTAATTCATTCTCTCGTTTCTTAAAAAAGGCAGAGACGCATGGCTTTGTAAAATCAGATGTTCCAAAAGAAATCTTAGACAAATATGATCAAATAAGAGATACAATTGTTGCGATGAAAGATAAAAATATTCATGCCATGGAGATGGAAGGCGCCAACGAAGAACAACTTGGCGGAATTCATGACATTAAAGACATAAGTTTTAGAGGCTTGATGCAAGAAGATGATAAGGAAAAACTTGAAGATGAACTTATTGATTTACATCAGGAACTAAAGTCAGCCGATGAGCAGAAGAAAAAAGAAATCGAAGAGAGAATCAAGCATCTCAAGCACAAGTTAGAGGCTTCGATAAGGAGAAGGTAACATGCCTACCGTACTATTTCCGCTCTCTGATGACCGGTTTACTGAAAGAGAAATGCATTTTGTCAATTATTTGCGCAGCGTTCTAAGCGATACCGATGAAGCCTGCCAAATATTTGATGATAGCCAACTTCTTTCCTATGTAGACCTTGCTCTTCAGGATGTTAATAGTCATCCCATGAAGACATATTATGACCTAGAAACAGTCCCTAGAGATTGGATGAATGTAATTATTCTTGGTGCTTACGTCTTCGCGCTTAATACTCAAAGCATAACAGAAAAGGCTAGAAACTTCACTATTAGTGACCAGGGAATATCCTATACTCCTCCCGACATTCCTGGTCAAATGACGACCATAGCAAGCGCTATGGAAACAAAGTACCAAGCAGAAAAAGAACGCATCAAAGCAAACGAGAAGCCTTCGAGTTTTGGTATTGGAAGCACTAGGGTTCTTACTCCAAATCCATCCTTCCTGAAGATGCGCCATCTTAGAAGTCATCGCTTCTTCTAAAAGGGATTATTAAATGATTTCATTTAGAAAAATAGAATCGGGCTATATAAATATACCAACTGAAGCTGTTTACAACTTCTGCAATGTTGTCGTTGAAGATGTTTATGCAAAACTTAAAAAACTATATATTGCCAAGGGAATGAATGTGACAGTAGACCGTGCCGCTGATGCATTCATGTCAAGAAACTACAATCTTCCAATAACAAAGTATTATCCTGGTTATTCGGTAAAAGACATAAAGGGAAATGAAATTCCCATAAAGTTTTATGTAAAAACTAGCGAGCATAGCCCAAAGAGATATTCGGTAGACCCAAGACACTATGAGGAGCCTGAGGAGGGCAGTGATATTAGTTCTAGAACGTTATCGATGCTTGAAAGTGGTGGCACGATGAAGGGAATCAGGACCATAGAGATTACCTTGGCTCCATATCCAGTTCTAACATTTTTGAGAAACAAAAAGAATCTAATTGATGACATTGCCAAGACTCTTTGGCATGAAAGCGCCCACGTTGCACAGTATGAGCAAGAAGAGAAGATAAAGGGATTAGTTGCTGAGATATGCAATAAATACCCTTATAGTGCTGATTCAAAGATGGAAGATAAAGACAAAAGTTTTATTATGAATCAATTAGTCAATAACTTCATTCACTATAAAATAAAAAACAACCAAGGGGAATGGACAGACCTAGAAAAAGCCAAAAACATGGACCATAGAAAAAAGATGGCTTTCATAAAGAACTTTATTTCTACTGACGAATTGTGGAAGAGAAACTTCTCTTATCTTACCGATGACGACAAAAATAGTGTTTTGAAAAACATGTTCTATTTTATTGACTATTTCAAAGTTGATAGAATGTCTCCTCTTCCAGATGACATAACTGAGAGTGAAAGAAAGCAAGACGAAATCCATAGATGGGAAGACTATCTAAACCAAAGAATAGAATTCGAAGCAAATCTATCGGCACTCGTAAATGAAGTTAAAAATATGCACAAAGAAGAAGAATTTGCTTCCGTGCCACAAAAAGACAAGATGAAATACATAATGAATCTATTAAACTACAACAGCGAGATGTGGAATACTTTCAAAGATAGGGTGAAGGGTTCAGATAAGGACTTTTATCTTACAGAAGCAAACAAGCAAAGAGCCCTCAAGACAATCTACGAAGTTTTAACGGGTAAATACAGTGCTGAATCCTAATTGGCAAATACATTATGATGAGAACGATTGGAAGATTTGGAAGGACATTCAAGGTCATGCTCCCTTCAAACTTGCCCGTGTAAGAAAGTATATGCATGACCTTTTGAAAAAATACTATAGAACTAAAAATGGTGGACCATTTAATGTAAATAGATATCTAGACACGGATAGGTATGCGGACGATGATAGGGCTAAATATAATGCCCTAACAGACACAATGAAGCTTTTAGGTGAAGCGGAAATGCATCAAAGAGAAAATAAAGCAGATGAGTTTAGGAAGAATCAGGACAGAGATGAAAATCCCGCTGATGCAGAAGAAAGAAAATATTGGGAAAAGAATATTGGGGCTAGCCTTATTTCCTATAGAAAAGCCTCTTTAATAGACGAAAGAGGATTCTGGATTTCTCCTGAAGAAGAGATTATTGAGATTAGAGAAGATGAATCTCATGCTAGTTGGGCTCTAGAACATTTTAAGAGTAAGGATTTTAGAGCCGTCTGGACCAAGATGATGGACGATGGATGGATTAGGATAAGAATAGAACTTGATGAAGATACCGATAAACTCATTGCTGACCTGAGTCTTAAAGATTTATCTCTTCTAAAGAATGTCCCCGAAGAAATAAAGATGATGATTTATTCTTGTGAAGAGATAAGAATAACTGACAAGATTACTGGGGATTATAAAGTCCTAGAAAAAAATGAACTTACAAAGATAGCAAGTGTCCCTAATCCTATTAGAAAAAATGAAGACTACGGCATAAGTTGGTTAGACAGAGTTAGAAATTTTGAAGAAAAAAGGGAAGACGATGCCACAGAGAAACTGTAAGATACAGCCAAACGGAGATACTCCGAACAGAGCAGGGCATAAGTCCTACTTAGACAAATGGGGAACCAACCCCATGAAAATGTCTATGGACAATTGTTTTATAAAGACTAGGCTTGGGACCGATCCGGTAACTGGAAAACCTATTACCGTTTTTGATGAACAAAGAGATCGTGAAAGGCAGATATTAGAGTCTCTAGGAGAACTTGTTCGTATTTGGAGACATCCAATTATACCAGATATCGGTCTTAATGGTGGCAAAAGATGTATATGCTGGGATGACGTTAGAAAGACTGGAAGAAGCTCCTGTCCTCTCTGCAATGGTTTTGGAATAATAACTACTAGTCCATCAAACGATCAAAGCAATCCTCTTGCGATTCATGGATATCAACTTCTTAGAAATCCAGACAGACCTGATGGACTGTTCTTTATTTCTGAAAGTTATACAGATAGCGTAATGAAAACAAGGGATGTTGGACTATTTGTAGAACATGAATTCAGAGCATGGACTGTGTTTACTAAAAATTGTGAAGGTAAAATAGTAAACGTTCTTGGTGAGAGAGATGTTTTCATAAGATATATTTTTAATCAAGAAACTGGAACTCCAATACAAGAACTTGCAAGATATGAGATTACTGCCACAGCATACAGCTTGGTCCAAGAAAACATGCCAATGCACCAGGATTTTTCAGCAAAGAGACTTCAGCCTGGAGTTGATTCAAAAGCATTTTCTCTTCCAAACGGATTATAATAATGGCTTATATTTTAAATAGATCCATATTAACAAAGCGCATTATTGATACCATGGTTTTTTTCTTAAGAGAAAAATTCAAAACATCACGCTTATATGAAAATGTTTCAATAACAGATAGATTTCAATTGGAAGCAATGCAACTTCCTATGATTATTGTTAGATCTGCATCAGCAAGCGCTAGAAGAACAGATTTTCAAGATTATATTGATGATGTTCAGAGTATGGTAGAATTAGTTCCCATTGCTGCTGATAGTAATTTGGTTGGAAATAATCTTCAAAAAGTAAACCTAGCAGATGGTATGTCTGAAATAGGTGGCGTGTCTTATGACCCAAGATATCCATTTGATAGTTCAATAGGATATCCTTCTGGAACCGATATCTCTGTGACGGTTTTTACTTCTGGTAATACTTTTCCATCAGATATCGATACTGGTGTCATAATTAACATTCCTCCTCCAAGACAATTTGAACCTAATTCTATAACCTATGGACTCCAGATTCCACCCGACTTTGGAGTTACCGTTTCTGGAACTGGAACATATAATCTTGCACTTGCTTTAAATCAACAGCAAGATCAATTTTATTTAATTTATAGCGGAAATGGAACGCTATATGCTCCACAGGCTGTTTTCCCAAATCAATGGATAGTTGCGGCAAGCGGCATTGTTCCAGCATTAAGTGGTGTAAATATAAAAATGTCCGATGTCCTATATGCTGGCGACCAGTATGAATTGAGACTGTATAATACGCCAAGAATAGTGTATGAAAGATATGGTGGTATTTATGATATAAGTATTCAATTTGATTGCTATGGTAGAACAACAATAGAATCCCAAGAATTAAGCGACCTAGCTGAAAGATTTTTAAACGAGAAAAAGTTTGATATAGAGCAGGAATCAGGAGCCCATTTATTGAGTTGGGAAGAGGGCGGCGGCTCTGAACTTGAACATACAAATGAGCCAATCTTCCAAAACAGCGTTTCTTGCACTCTGTTTGTAGAGTGGTTCGATCTCAGAAGCGTTGGGCTTATTACGGGCTATAGTGGGACCGCTATTCCAACAGGTCTTTATGCATCTTCTGGATATTTACCTCCAGGAGTATATAATAACACTATTCCTCCCCAAATCTATAACAGTGTCAATATTTATGCTTCAGGAATATAATAATATTAGCCCTTAATTAATTTATTTTTTTCTCAGGAATCAAAAATTTTATAATTTTTTAGTATATAAAGAGTTATATTCTTACCAATCAATCTTTAAAAGAATAAAGAAAATCTTTCCAATTAAAGGAGATTCAAAAATGGCATACACGCCTCCTGGAGTGTACACGAACGTAGTCATCGATTCGTCCATTGTTTCGCTACCTGGCGGAACAAGATTTCTAGCTCTTATCGGAGTTGGAAGAAAGTATAAGTCAATTACTGGTGAATCCGTCATAATGTCGGCTTCATATACTTCCGTTCTCTCTGAGACCGATGTTAGAAGTGTTGATCAAGTTTGGGACTACAGGGGCGTTGGCGCTTCAGTAAGAACTTATCCTTCAACTGGAACATCTACTTATGGAGATGGATGGTCACAATCAGGCGGAACCATCACTTGGTATCCTGCTTCTAATCCATATCCTCTTTCAACAACTCCAGCGACAGGTGTAACATATTTTGCAAACGTAAATTACAGTGGATCTTCGATTTATGGCGGAGATAAAATTGCAGAAATGACAAGTGGAAGTTTTGTTTTCGTTTCTGGAAATACAGCAGACGTTATCGTTCCAATAAATCTAATAGAATCTGGAGCAAGTTCATTTAAAGTTATTGGTGTCTGGGATGCCCCTTGGACCGGAACAAGCCCAACCCCAGCAGCTCAATTCTCTGGAACTGGAACAACTCCATCCAATCAAGGATGGTGGCAGAGTGGAACAAGTCTAGTTTTCACAAAAGGTTCTGCTTTAGACTTTGGAACCGCCTATGCCGAAGGTGCTGGATTGCTGCCAAGTGGCGAAGCATTCTGGATTCAATATAATTATTCAGGAACTACTGGTGTATCAATTCTTCAGCCATCTACAAGAACATCTGTAATTGTAAATGTAACTGGAACAATTCATACAACTTCAATTATAAGCGTAACTGGAAACGGTGTAACATATCTTCCTTCAGGAACATACACTAGCCCAGACAGTTCTGGATACAGCACCGTTGCCGCTGGATACTACTTGTCTGGAAATAATTACATCACTTGGGCACCAGTTAATCCATCAACCTACACCTACCCATCACTTACCATTCCTCCGGTAAGTGGGGCTTACTATGTCAACTATTCCTTCAACAAGACAAGCGCGGATTACGGATATCAAAACTTCTCAAACTATTCAGATGTAGCAAATGAATATGGACCAGAAGTTGAATGGGTGCTTGATACAAATGGCAATTATGTTGCATCAAAGATTAATTCGCTAACATTGGCTGCTCGTTTGGCTTTCGCAAACGGCGCACCATTTGTTACCTGCGTTCAGATGTCTGGAAATGCAAATACAGCCCTTGACCTTACTGTAACTGGCGGACCACTAGATTCACTAGCCACAGATGATTTGATTAGCGTAATCGTTCCTCTAACATGTGGATATAGCACAAGCGGAACAGAAGTCACCCTAGATAACAAGTCGGCAATGTTGCAAGCTGTGTTGTCGCATTGCAATACGATGTCTCTTGATATCAACAAGAAGGAGCGCATTTCAATTGGCTCCTTGGGGCAGGCTGAAATTGGTGATGTCAACACTCCATACACCTACATCTACGAAGCAAGCCAAAGCCTTAAGTCAAAGCGTATTTCATTAGTTGCTCCTGGACTTGTTGTGGTTCAAGTTCAAGATACTTCAGGTGCAACCCAAAATCTAACTGTTGATGGAAGCTTCTTGTCCGTCGGCGTTGGGGCGCTATCTTGCAAGACTGGCTCTGATGTCGCTACTCCATTGACAAATCAAAGACTCAGTGGATACTTTGACCTCTCAGCAGTTACACCAAACCATAGCGGCAAGTATTACCTAGATGCAGAAAAGAACAATCTAGCCGCTTATGGAAACTTGATTATCGACAAGGCTGGTTCTAGAATCTATGTCCGTCACCAGTTGACGACAGACCAATCGAATCCAGCAAACGGTGAACTTTCAGTTGTTACAACAACTGACTATGTATCTCAGGCGGTTCGCTTCACGCTTGATGGATATATCGGTCAGAAACTTGTTCCATCTGTTGTTATTCCGTTGGTCAAGTCTTCTATTGTTTCAACAATGTCTTCTCTATCGGCTGCTGGAATCATAAGCCAACAAGGAGACATTACAGTTCAGTTGAATCCAAATAATCCAACCGAACTGCTCTCTACCGTCTCCTACGTTCCAGTCTTCCCGTTGAACAGAATCAAAGTAACGTTTACTATCAAAACCCAGATTTAATAAATAAAAAGGAGAAGTCATGCCTCTTTCAAATTTCCTACAAGACCCTAACAAGATTGCGGTATCGACAGCGGCTCAATTATTCATTGAAGCCCCTGGTCGGGGAAGCGTTCGTGTTGGTGTCGTCCAAACATTGGAGCCAAGCCAAGATAGAAGCACAACTCCTGTGCGCGGCATAGGTATCGGAGACCGCATATTGCAGCGCGTCTGGAACCTTACCGACTACAAGTTGAATGTTACTAAAATGGCTCTGTTCCAGAAAAACCTCATTCAGATTCTAGGATATGACAATGCGTCTGGTCCTGGTGGCTTTAGAATGTTGGCGCAACTCAGATTCCCTATTGATATCAAGGAGGTAATGCTCCAACCTGACGGTTCCCCTATTCACCAAACGGTATATCATGGGTGCTATCTAACATCCTTCTCCGCACCTAAGAATATCGGTGGTGACATCATAATCACGGAGAGCGCATCCTTTGACTGCACTTATGTCAGTGACGGTCTTGCGGATCCATTCAACTATGAATTTAACGCTTGGGGCGACGGCGTTCTATAATAGTTGGAATTTAAACTAAAAAGTTTAATAGGCGCGGCTCTTTACGGCTCTTTTGATGGTCGTTTTTTGAGCCGCGCCTTTTCTTTTTTTGATATAATAATATAAACAAACCATCTTTAAAGGAGAAATAGCAATGGGAAATCTTTCGGGAATAGTGTTCGGTAAAAATGGAACAGAAGTTTTGGAAGTCATGGGTCATAAGGTAGAGGTAAAGAAGTTAACGACAAAAGATATGATTGAGGGCAAAATTGACCTCAGTATTTTTGCCGAAGACAAGCCAAACATGTCTGAATTGATGGCTAATGTGGTAAGGGCTTTGGCTTTTGCTATTATCTCCATTGATGGCATTAAGCCAGATAACCATGAAGCAACTGCCGAATTCTTGCTAAACCAAGAACAATCAGTTGTTCTTACCATCTTTAAGAAGTCCGATATTTTCGGAACCAATGTAGTTGAGGAAGAAATAAAAAACTAAAAAAGGACTTCGCATTATCTCAAAAACTTGATGTAGTTTTTGAGCTTGGCGGAGTCCCTAATGATAAAAAATATACCGATATGACCAACGAGCTTTGGTCGGTATTAATACAGCACAATATCAATCGTAAAGAGAGTCTATTTGAAATGGCTATCGATTTGGTTGAATATTTGGCTATTTTAGTTTCTCCACATCCAAAGGAAACGATTAAGGCTATAGATTCCAGAAGAAAGACAGCCGAAAGAGACAAGATGATTGCAGATGGCAAGGCTGACTTTGATGAAAAGTCTGGATTCGTAAACACTACATTCTATGATACCATCAAGGAAGTTGCTGGCGATGCTAGCGTTGAGGAAATAAGGAAGTCGTTTGAAGAAAAGCCCGCCGATAAAGTCGATTCCCAGTTAGAGCATGAAATCACTCCTGAGGATATCGAGTTTATGGAGCGGGCTCGAAGACTTCAAAAAGAAGACCAAGATAAGAGAAAGAACCTTGATGTAATAGAATTCTAGCAATCAAAGAGGAAAAGTCGCCTAAAGAAGCACTGAACCTCTTCGGGATGCGTGAAACAATAAGCGATTGCGTTCCAGAAAGTTGAAACAAAAGTTGAAACAATCACCCAGACAGTGTAGAAATAAAGAGGAAAGAACATAAGGGGATTGTGCATAATTGTCGCAAAGTTCAGGCAAATCGTTAATACAGCAATTGCAGTTAGTGGAATCCAGAATCCGAAGAGAATGCCCGAAATGAACTTGATGATGGGATTCTCACCCCTTATTAGCGCTGACAGTAACCACATTTCTGAGAATTTCATGACCGCCTCCTGAGAGAGTTTGTCTTCCTTGATTCTATTATATCCAAGATTCAAAACTTGTCAAGTAAAAAACAAGGACGGTATAAAAATATGAACAGAATAAGTTTTAGAAATATAAAAGGCTCAAAATTGGAATACAAGGATGGCATTCCAATTTCTAATGATTTCTCAACGACCTATCCAGTTATGAATGGGTCAGTTCTGATAAACTTTAACTCTCCCAATATAAGAAACTCAGAACCATCTATTGACTGTATCGTTAAGTTTAAAGGAACTAATGTTTCTTTTTCTGGAATATTGACATCTACATCTCCTGGAAATCCATTTTTGCCAGGGCAAGATATGGAGTTATCAGCATATAAATCAATAAGAGAATTAGCCACAGAAATAGAAAAAAACTCATCAGATGGGGTTAGAATCAAGCAAGTTAAGAATAAAGTTATAGAAAATGTTGCAAATGAAATTTTAAATGTAATAATTATACATGTTCCAGTTAAGCAAATATTTGAAACTCTAGACAAAAACACTTCCAATACCAAAGAATTTAAAAAGTATAAACAAGGATACAAGGAAAGATATAAATTGAATTTGATGAATAGCCTCGGCTATGTTGAGGTAAAACAACAAAACTATAAATTTAAAACTGTAAATGCATCCATAAGAATTGCGCAACAAGCAAGAAGTATGAATCCATACGAAGTTGTTTCTCTTATCAAGGATAATATACCTGCTGGTGAACAAAAAATCCTACAAGATAAAATTGGATTAAAAGAAAAAGACTTTGTTGATGTTAATAAAAACAAGTTTGTTTTTCTAGAATACAAGGGCAAGGATGCGATTCTTGCCTATAAAAAATCAGACGGCTCAATTATAAAGATAATTGTTCCCAAAAATTCCATTGAGGACTTTGATAAGGCACTTAAAAGATATAAGGATTATGACCCATTGGCATTAAAAGGTGCTGATCCAGAAGACATCGATGCCATATACGGTGTAAATGACGAAGGTGAGCAAGACAAAAAAGAACAAGATGTAGAACCAGAAGACTTAGACTTGTCCATTGATCCTACTATCATAAAGCTAAGACAAGGCAAAGAGTTGTCCGAAGAAGAAATACAGAATATATTTGATAAGTATGATGAAAGATACTCAAGAATATTGGTTTGTGATAAAGACTCATTAGAAAAAGATGAAATATTCAATCTAATAGATAAGAGTCCATCGAAGAAATTAATTATTGGAAATTATGAAGCAAATCTTAATGATGGAAAAATCAAAAACAAAGAGATAGTATTCTTCTTTACAAAATACAAAATGGTTTCTGGTGAGCCATTAGACTACAGAGATTTCTTAATATTATCAAACATGCCGAGATTATGGAATAAGGAAATAGCCTCAAGAAATCCAGAAACAGCCAAAGAATATCTGCGAGTTGTTGAAGAAAATAAAATAAAAACACCAGAAGAATTTTTAAAAATCATTCAAGATGGAATAAAACAATCTCAAAAACAAGAAGTGGAAAAGACAAAGCAAAGCAATCCAATAAAATATTTGCAATATAAGTTGCTTAATAATGAAGAGATGGGTGATAAAGAAATACAAGCAGTAATATCAAACAATGTTCTTGCTTCTAGTGGGCTAGGGGAGTCCTATTTCAATGCCTTCAAAGATAGTCCTTTAAAAAATAAGATATATCAATCGTATAAAAAGTTTTTAGATTCTGGATACAAAAATATCGGACCAACAATGAAATGGTTTATATTATATAAATTAAATAATGATAATAGAGTTCCTTTACTTAACGCGGAAATTAGCGCCATATCAGAAAGCAGAGAACTTTCATCTAATGATAATCTCTGGAGAGTATATGGCAAGTCTCTTTTGGGTTATTACAGTCAAAGTAGAGACAAGGAAAGCATGAGTCAAGAATTCAAGTCTAGAGCACAAAAGATTTTAGATTCACAAAATAAGAAATAAAGGAAATATACAATGGCAGATTCACCAATAACTGACTTGGAAGTTTTAAAAAGAGTCAAGGAATCCTATAAGGCAATAAACGATGAGATATCAAAGGCATCGAAGCTTACTGCTATGGATTTTTCTTTATTGCAGAAACTTAACAAACAAGCTAGTGTTTTGGGTGCTTTTGAAAAAGAATTAGTTGCAAATAAAAAGAAATCATTTGAATATGAATATAAAACGCTAGAGGCAGCTAAGAAAATCGGAGCAATAACTGAAAAGATTTATGACAAAGAAAAATCAAAACTTGATGTTTTAGTTAAACAAAGAGTGGAAACAGATAAAATAAAAAGCGGATGGGAGATTTTTGATAGAACTACATCGGCATTAAAGGAACAAGGAAAGGCATGGAATTACATCGCAGCAAATGTAAGAGAGGCTTACAAAAATGCTTTCTTTGATCAAAAAAGCGGAAAAATGTCCGTTGGACAATCAGGCGCTTCTGCCGTAAATGCCGCCAATGACCCATCTGCAATTCTTAACCTTTTAGGTCCTTGGGGTATTATACTCAAGCAAATAATTGAGATTATTGATGGCGTTCGTGTTATGACTGGCGAACTCCATAAAGCTGCGGCTGCATCTGGGAGCTTCGCAACTGGATTTGGTAAAGCTAGAGGTGAGGCAATGGCGCTCACCGATGCCCAAGCAAGATTGACAGCAAGTTATGGCATGACCGCCGATGAAGTGTCTAAGATTTATCAAACAATGAAAGCAACGGGTATAGAAGCTTTAGGGGCTGTCAGGGGCTTTAATACCGAAATGGGAGATTTTGCCGAGAGCGCATGGATGTATGCAAAAGCAACTGGTGAAGAAATTTCTGCCGTTGCCGAAAGATATGCTGATTTAATACGTAACTTTGGTGTCCCTCAAAAAGAAGTAATAGGCACATATGGTTCTATTCTTGAGTCAGCAAACAAGGTTGCTCAACTCGGAATTACTACAACAACTAAATACATGCAAGCAGTATTTAGTTTGGCTGATTCTTTTGCTGATGTTGGCGTAAATATTCAGGGCGTTAATAAGATTCTTTATAGCACAGCTGGGGCACTTAAGAATCTCAATTTCCCAGCTGCAATGCTAGAGAAAGTCGCCCAAGGATTAATGGGAGTCACTAGAGCTTCTGAGGGATGGCAAGTATTTATGGCTAAGATGGCAGGCGTCCAGGGTGGATATACTAGCGCCCTGTTCTCTGCTCAGCAACGTGGCGCTGGGGGTATGATGCCTGGCGGTGGTGAATTTGATATCACCAAGACATTTGAAATGATGAAGTCAGCGCTGTTTAAGCCAACTTCTGGATTGAGCGGAGACGTTAAGCAGTTGATGATTGAAAGAATGGGTTCTCAGTATGGAATGGACCCTAGAACTACCCAAGTCTTCCAGAAACTTGCTACAGGTGGATTATCAGAAGGTGGAGCATTCAAGCAATTCAAGGACTTGCAAAAAGCCGCAAAAGAACAGCAGATGTCAACAAAGGGAATGTTTGATATAATAAAAAACATATTAGTTGGTATTATAGGCAAAGCAGTTGTTGCCATTTGGCAGCTTTTGGCTAAAAGTCCATTCATGGGTGGTGGAGTAAAGGGTCCAAGTTCAAAACAATTAGCAATGATGAATAAGTTATCTGGCAAAGAAGAGCCCACAAACATGAAAGAAGGAGCGATTGGAGCAACGATCAAGCGCTCTGGGCTTATGATGGTTCATGCTAATGAAGTTGCTTATGGAGGTAAGGTTTATCCAGTAGCGAAGACCGAGCCTTTTAGGGGCGGTGCAGGTAATGGTTCTAACATAAACATAAGCATGAATATGAACATCGATGAGAAAACGCTGTCTACGGCTTTTAGAAATGCAGAAAAAGATACACTAAGAAAAATAAAGAAACTAAAGGCGCACATGGCTGGTGGAGCTACCGCCTAAGGGAGTTTCATAAATGTCATCCTTTCTTCCAATTGACGTAAATAGAACAGGACAGTTGGTTGAGGATTTAAAAAATCCTCTCCCCGCTGAACTTAAGAACAAAATACCATCCCTTGGTCAGGCTGGTAATAATGAAATTGTAAATAAACTTACCCAAACATTTCCAGGGCTTGCTCCAATTATACAGCAGGGCTCTGCTTTTCCAGATAAGAAGACTGTTACTTTTTGTCTGAAAGATAGAAATGGCGCTCTTCTTGAACCGGATGGGGATGATGCTCAAAAATACAAAAAAGGTTACATGTTCAACATGTATGTTAACCCTAGCAGTCTAAGTGTCACTGTCCCAGCCAAGACAATAAATCCAATTAGGACATTGGGCGGATGGAGAGTTCAGCATTGGTATCCTGATATTGGCTCTATTAAGGGCGATGGGATCATAGGAAACATGCTTGAATCATTTAATAAAGACCTCAAGGACTCTAGCGCCTGGAGAGGCTTCTTAAGGCTTATGAAGGTATATCAGAAAAACGGCATTCCATATTACAAGCCAGGAACCGACAGAATAATAGCTCAACAAAACTTTGCCCCGACCGCCGTTTGTGTTTACTCGGGGGTTCAGTATGAAGGATACTTTGAGAGTCTTGATTACACGGAATCTGAAGATACTCCGCATACTATAAAGTATAGTTTCAGCTTCAGATACCTTGATGCAAAAGATACTATCGACATTCCAGAACTCACCAAGCAAATTGTTGTTGATGCTAGCGTCTATAGAGCCGCTAAAAATGTTCTCACCTCATCTAATGCGGTTAATAACATCCCAGGTCTTTCCAACTTGGGATTAAATCCAAATATATTTTAAGGTAGACAATGGCTTATAGTAAGTATTTTAACGCTAGTTATGATGCCCCAGATGCTATTGTTATTCTCAATAGAGGGAGTGCCTTTGAGAAAGACATTACGAAACACGTAATGTCTTTCAATTGCAGTTACTCTGTTCAAGGAATTTCTAGCAGTTTTAATCTTACTTTAGCCAACATAAATGATGAATTGGTTGACAGATTCGGATTTACTCAAGTAAAAAAGATGAGTTCCATAGAGATTTTTGGTAAGAGTTCTCTAGATAAATTTGAACAGGATAACGTTTATGACACAAACAATATACCAAAAAATGGCAAAGATGGACATCCTATAAATTCCATACAGGCTTTTGCGATAGATTATTATGGCAACGTTCCAGATATAGAAGAATATTGTGCCAAGATTAAGAAGCTGAACAGCAACATTGTAATTCCTCAATCATGTTTTGATGTAAAAAGATATACAGCTTTATCAAATCCATCCTACAATGTTAGCGATGTTAGATATCAGTCTGCTACTGGAACTCAATCTTATGGAAACATAATAATAGTTTTTAAAGATGGCAGCAGAAAAACCATAGCCGTAAAGACTCTTCTTTCAAAGCAAAATGTTCAGGGACAAGTTGCTCCTAGCATTCCAGAGGGCGATGGAATAACTTCCTGCTATTTTGTTCCAGTAAATGCCCAAGACATTCTTGGAGATGCCAAGGTTAATCATTTTATTGTCAAAGATGTTTATCCTAGACGAACAAGTTTACAGGAAATTTTTGAAGAGAGCGGCAGTCAATTAAATGATGAGATTTACAACATTGCCATAAAGATGCCGAGACCAAAGAATCTATACAAGAGAATCTTTCTTGGAGTTATAACTTCAATATCTCAAGCAATTGCCCCAGGCTCGGCCATGTCTCTATCGGTAACTGGAAAATCTTTTGGTTATTGGATGGAGGCTTCTAGCATAAATGTTTCTCCTGCTGGCTTAGAAATAGGTTTGACTGGTCAAGACCTTACAAACTATGCCAACAAGTATGCAGAAACTCATGCTATAGAGATTTTCAAAGATCTTATTAGTTTCAGCACAGACAACATTATAGCAACCTCTACCTATGATTTGAATGAATTATCAAATGCGGCTGAAACATTGGTTCTTTTGGGAGAAACCATACCTCAGATTGACCAATATGGAAACGTCCAGCCAGGTGAAAATGTAAAAGACACAACCCAAGATGGCAAGGATTTAAGTGGTGCAACATCAAAGCAAAGATTCTTAAATCAATACAACGATAGGTCCAAGGCAAGATACAATGGAAAAGAATTCCAAAGCGGAGCCATGACAACAGACCCCACTTGGAAATCTTTGGGACTTCAATACACTGCACTTGAAAATAAGGCAAAGATTAATACGGCAAATCTTGCAAAATATCAAGCCAAAGCAGTTCCGAGTCCATCTGAAAGCAAATCTATTCAGGAACTATCAAAGCAGATAGAGCAAGAAACTTCTGAAATGAACAGTATTGCAGAAAAGATAGATGCGCTCGATGTGGTAAAATTTGACCAGCAAAAAGCAAATCTTCAGAAAAATAAAATAGAAAAAGAATTAGCCAAATATAAAGTAGCAGGCAGAGAAGCCTTCTTGGACATTTTTGGAATCACGAGTCATTGGAAGCAAATATTTGCAAAAATTGTTCTCGAAGTCATTGATGATAACTTCTTAAGCCTAGTTTATCCTTTCCGCTGGGACATACGTTCTCCAAACTTCTTCGAAGGTGATTATCAAACTAGAGCATCAATCGCTCAAGCCGTAGCGGATGCAATTCAATATGAATTCTATTGTGATACCAATGGACACTTTGTATTGAAGCCGCCACTATTTAGCGTTGACCCAGCAGTTGATAATCCAACTTATATAATAGAAGAATCAGACATTACGAACATGAGCATAACCGACACAGTTGATGGTATCATAACTAGAATCGGCGTCGCTGGAGACTATGTGTATTCCCAAGGGCTTGAGAAGTCGATGATTTATAGCGCCTTCCAAGATATGAATTTAATAAGAGACTTCGGATATTACTATAGAGAAGTTCAGAATATGTTCTTCCTTCATAGTATTCCTGATTGCCGTGATTTTGGAAGAGCATATATGGCTAGAAACAACATGGAGCTTGTAAACGGGTCAGTGACTATCATTGGAAGACCAGAATTAAGGCTCGGGACATCAGTTTATATTAAGCCGAGAGACATGGTGTTTTACATCAAGGACATATCCCATGAGTTCTCAGTTGGAGACCAATTCACCACTACCTTGACGCTTGTCGGTGGAAGAAGAATTATAAGTGGATTTAAGGCTCAGAAGAAGGTTACTTTAGTTGAAAGAGTAACATCTCAAGAGCCGAAAGATAAACAAAAGCCTGGAAGTCCTCCATACACATACACTGACCATATAGTAAACGGTGGTGAGGCAGTCATAACCCATTATGTTCCAACTTACCTTACGAACTTTGAGGTAAGAGAAACAAATCAGCAGGTAGATACAGCTCCATTGCTATTGAAAAGTAAAATTATAATCACCAACCATGACAATCCAGCATACATTGGGCTTATAGTTGATGGCGATACTCAACAAAGCAACATTGCTGGGGATTGCGGATCTCCATCCCAAAACGTTATCTACAACATCAACTACAAGAATTTTAGATCATTTTATGGCATAGATAAGGATAAGATTGAAAGTAAGGCAGATCAACTTGCGGTGCCGAAAGACTATATAGATAGTGCCATAGCAATAATACAACAATCTATAGTCAGTTACTTGAACTCTGTTCCTAAATCTGGACCATATGCTCAAACTACATTGGAAATCAATCAGGTTGGAGGAACTCAACCAGAGCAGGTTGCTGGAATTTACTTCTCTCTTTCAAAGATGAACGAATACATATTGATTTTCTTGAAACAAACAAAGGATTTCATTGATTCAAATATCTCAATTGCAAACTCATCCAATATGGTCAGCTATGACCTCTTAAATGGCGCATCAACACTCGGCAAAGATGCTCGTCAATCAATTATCGCGGCGGTCCAAATATTCAACTCTATCATACAGGACATTGACAATAATGGTTCATACAGAGATTATACTGATGAGTTTGGAAGAGAGTTGCCAGTTTACTTGAACTTTGGAAAGTCTTTGATACTTGAAAATACCAACATGTCAATAGAAAAGTTCAAAAACATCCTAGAGACACAAAAGAAACTATCTGGTGGCAAAACAACAAAACAGACTGTTAAGAAGAATACAAAGTCTCAGGATAAGGCTGCTAAAATCACAATGCAAGGTGTTAAGTCTAGCCCGCAAAATACATCTCCATTAATAGGGAATAGCAAGTCAAGTTCTGTTGTTGACGCCACTGGCGACACAACCGTAGCAAATGTTCCGACAATCACTCCATTGCCAATTAAATAACAGAGGATAAAAATGGTCGGAAGACAAACATCTGAATCTGACATATATCAAAGCCAAAACGTCACAACATCAAATGATGGTATGTTGAGGCGTCTTGCCATTAAGATTGCCAAAATTAAAGCAGTTAATGCGGATACAAATAAAGTTGACCTAGAATGGCTAGCTCCTAATCGTGGAGCGGTTACAAATGTGGATATTAGCAGACCATATGTTGGAATACGAAGCGGTATGCATTTTATGCCAGAAGTCGGATCGATAGTCCTATTCGCCTATGCTGGAAACAGACCAGTCCTTCTATCATATCTTTTGCCAGCAGACTATGACAAGATGTTAAATGCCGTAGATGACGTTGATGGGTTGCCATCTAGAATAAACAAGATACTTCCTGGAGAACTTCTATTAAACAGTAAACAAAACTCAGAAATTTATATTCATGAACAAATTGAGATAAGAGATGGCGGTCAAGATTCCATTGTTCTTGATCCAAATGATGGAAGTATAAATCTAGACTCTCTTCAGTTTTATATGACTAATGAGGGTGGAAGCGTTACAATGGGCTCTGTTGTAAGAAATATAAATGGAGACCCAACTATTATAACCAATGATGGCTCCGATATTACTTCAACAATCGGAGGCAATGCTCTTACGGAATTAAAAATAACTGTTGCATCGTTAGCCGACAACACGATAAATGACTCAACACCAAATCCAAATATAGCGGAGGTAACTATTGGGACGCTTATTGGATCAGACGGAACATATACAACTACAGATGAGGGCACAAAGATAAATCTAGAAATAAAAATGAAGTCTGGAATAGTTGTTCGGTTTGATGAGAATGGAAAGATGTTCGTTGATACAAACAATATTAAGATGAATAATAGCGACACTCTTAGTGTTAATTCAAAAAACATAGATGTTAATGCGGCGAATAATGTGACAGCAATTGTTTCAGGAAACACAAATGTTGGTGTGGGAAAAGACTTGACGGCTATAGTATCTGGAAATACCACTATAACATCAAAGAAAATCAATATCAATGGCGGCAACGAAGTTGGGGTTGGTCTTCAGCACGCGGCAAGAGAAAATGACCAAGTTACTATTCCCATAGCCAATGTCATCGATACAACTCATCCTGGAATTACAACAAAGAGCCTGCAAAATACCGCATCCTTATTGACTGGAGTTCCTACATGCTTTAAGGTATTTGGAGTTTATCCCGTAATATTTACTCCAACTTCGGTTGATTTTAAACTCGTTGGAGAGATTACGGAAGGAAGTAGCAACGTGTATATAGGTGAACAAAACCCATAAGGAGAGGGATAAATGGCAACCATAGACTTGCAAAATATGAAACTTATAGTAGAAAAGAACCTAAAAGATATAGCATTAATACCAGATGCGGCATGGAAGGATACTAGCACCCAAAATCTGAGAGATGCTATTGCTCAATGCATTGTGGACTCTTTAAGTGACGTTAAAATAGTGGGAACATTAAGCGCAGGAACGGCAGTTGGAAATCAGACTTTTGTTACTAGAGACAATCTTAGCATCATGATGGGACCTGGAGTTGCGGGAGTTGGAACACAAATCAAGTTTGGCACTGTTTTGACACCAGAAATGGCTAATTGGATTATAGCAGCCCATACCTTTATGACTGCCGCAAACTCTAGCTCAAATCTCCCAGCGGCTAATGCGGCATATATTTCAATGTATGCGAATCCTGCAAATCTACCTGTAAAAATAGGATAATTGTAATTTTATAATTTTTTAATATAATAGGGATAAGATGTCAACTGAAATAACAAAAAATAATAAAATATATGAAATATCATCTGTCGTCTTAGACCAAAAAGACGATGGCGACATTAACTATGTTGCAAGCTCAGTCGCTAGACTTAATAGTATTGGATCATTTAAGAAAAGCGATACTGAAACTGGCGGTGTTAAGTATATAAATAAAAATTCAGATGGAACATATAATGGAGCAGTAGCAAGAAGAGTTGCAGGGCTAGTTTTAGCTGAAAAAGTAGGGACTATAGCTGCCACGAAAGGTGGAGCGATAGTTGGTTCTACCGCAGCAAATATTGGAGCAACAGTTTCCCAAATCCCAGCTGGTATAGCATGGGCTAGAGCAACGAATGGCTCCTTAATAACTAGCGCAACTGATATTGCAAGCTGGAGCACATCCAAGGGTGCGACCGCAGCGGCAGCTGGAGCTAAAACTGGAGCCGCAGTAGGCAGTAAGACTGCTGGGTTTATAGTCTCAAAAGCCAACGCAGTTCTTTGGGTTACTACTGCATTTCAAGCAGGAACGACGGTTGGAACAATAATTAGACCAGATAATTATGATACTAAGTTTTTTATAATATATGGAGGGCTCACATATTATCAAGATTTTGCAACATATACAGATGCTAATCTTAGTGCCATTACCGCAAGATTATCTTCCGATTCAAATATTGCGGCTGCTAGTCCTGTTTTTGTTTCTGGATATAACGCCGACCAAGATTATTTATATTTTATACCAAAGTTAGCACAGCCATATGTTATAAATAACACCAATGATTTTGCTGTCACTTTAAAAATAAAACCATCAGCATCTTATAAAATTAAAACAGATGGCTTCACTCAGAATCAAGTTGCATCATCGGGCAGAATAGATGAAGAGGAACTGAATTTTATTGAATACATTTCAATAGAACAAACTCAGAAAATAATAGACAACATTGATCCTAGTATATATAAAGACCTGTCAGAAAATGAATTAGAAAACTTAATAAATGTTAATTTAAATGATATATTTTATGTTTTAAGAAATTTCCCTCAATGGAAAGTTTTAATTATACTTAAGGACGACGCCCAATATTTAGAAGATGCAAATTCTAAGATTAAAGATTCCTTGAGCAATCCCGATTCGTTTGCGACTCAACAGGATTATGATGATGCAAAGAGTCAGGTTCCAGTATTACAAAAACAAAGAATTATATCTAAATATTTTGTATCACAATTAGATTCAAAGTATAAGTTTGTAATGGGGGCTGACACCGCATCTGAATCAAGAAGGCTAAATAACTCAACGTTTGGAAAGTTTGCTAACGATTATTATAACATATTTAAACAAAGATATAATCAATCAGCGACATCTGAGGCTAAAGAAAAAACTAACAAAGATAGAAAGAAAAAATCAATTGAAGACAAACAGAGAGAAGAAATTTCTCATGCTCAATTAGATTTAAGTCCGAGTGATGAGGAACTCAGAAGAACGGCTGAAAGATTAAGAGCAAATAACCAGATAGAGATGATTAAGTCTTCTGGGACAAATACGTTCACTCATCAAGACATGAATGGAATGCTTTCCATTCTGGATGCCATGAGAGATGAGCGGGACTCAGTTACAATAAAGACTGATGAGCTTGTTGTTAGACAGCCACAGGAGAACGATAATACTCAACAGGATGATATTCAGAGTAGATGCGATTCAATATTGAATAAGTTTTCGATATCTCAGCTTCAAGCCATGAAGCAGTCTTTGGCAATAGATTCCAAAATTTCAAAAGACAAAGCATCAAATCTTATGGTTCAAATAAAAAAAGCTCAGAAAACTCCCCAGTTTCAAATGGGGGTTCTATTTGGTAAAGCTACTGAGGTATTTCAAAAACAGGTTTTAAGTGATAGTGTTCAACAAGCCTATGATTTTATAAAAGCTAGTGGAGTCCAAAACGTAACTCAAAGCGGACTACAGATAATCTCAAGTGGTTCAACGGTTATTGTTAGCGGAGCCCAGCAAGCCATAACAACAAGTCAGAGTTCTATAAATCAGATTATTTCTGGAACAGTTATTCCTGGCACCAATGCTACCGTTCAGGATTTTTC